CGATAAGAAAAAGAGAAATATCTTTAGAGACAATCAAAGGTAAGTACTCAACAAAAACAAAATACAAACCAGAAAGTTTTTATAATCTTGGAGAGGCTTTTTTGGGGTCATCTGGATTACCGGGACCTATTATGGGTGGTATAAATATGTTTTTAGGACATTCAAATACCTCAAAAACAACGGCAATGATCCTTGCTGCAGCAGACGCTCAAAAAAAAGGACATTTACCTATTCTTATTATTACTGAGAAAAAATGGTCTTGGGAACACGCTATTGAATTAGGGTTACAGGCAGAAAAAAACGAACTTGGTGAGTATGATGGTATGTTTATTTTTAATGATTCGTTTGATGTGATTGAACAAGCAACTGAATTTATTAATGATATTCTTGATGCCCAAGAAAAAGGTGATATTCCTTATAGTTTATTATTTTTGTGGGATAGTATCGGTAGTATACCTTGTCAGATGACTTTTGATGGTAAAGGTGGAGGAATGCACAACGCAAAAGTATTAGCGGATAAAATTGGTATGGGAATTCATTCAAGAATCTCAAAATCTAAAAAAGAAGAATATCCGTATTACAACACTTTGGTTATTTTAAATCAACCTTGGGTGTTACTTCCTGATAATCCATTTGGTCAACCTGAAATCAAAGCTAAAGGTGGTGAAGCGGTATGGTTGGCATCATCATTAGTATTCTTATTTGGTAATCAGAAAAAGGCAGGTATTAGTCACATTGATGCGACTAAGAATGGTAGAAAAGTATCGTTTGCAATTAGAACTAAGATTTCAATATTAAAGAATCACGTTAATGGTCTTGGGTATAAAGATGGTAAGATCATCGCAGTACCACAAGGTTATATTACAGACACAAAAGAATCTTTGGATAACTATAAGAAAGAATATTCTGATTATTGGGAAACAAAATTAGGGTATTCAGATTATTCTTTGGATGAATCTGATGATGACTCTGACGAGTAAAAAGTATTTCAAACGACTTAAAAAATTTAAATGGTCAAAACATTAATTGTTGATGGTAACAATTTATTAAAAATAGGATTTCACGGAGTTAAGGATTTTTATAATAATGGGGAACACATTGGTGGGACTTGGCATTTTCTTAACACAATTCGTAAATTTTTAGAAGAAACTAATTTTAATAAAGTTATGGTCTTTTGGGATAGTGATACAAACTCATCACAAAGAAAATTAATATATCCAAAATATAAGATGAATCGTAAGTCTTCCCCTAATGATGAGGAGAAGACAGATTCATTTAACAAACAAAAAACAAGGGTTAAACAATATCTTGAAGAGATGTTTATAAGACAATTAGAGGTTGAAAATTCGGAAGCGGATGATCTCATTGCCTACTATTGTCAAATCTCTTTAGATGAAGAGAAAACGATATTCTCAAGTGATAAAGACTTAACTCAATTAATCTCAGAAAAGGTATTAATCTATTCACCAAACTTAAAGTCGTATTATAGATTTGGGGACAACATTAAATTTAAAGATTGTTCAATTCCTCATTATAATGTTATGACATTTAAGATCCTTGCTGGTGATACTTCGGATAATATTGACGGAATAAGTTTAATGGGTGAGAAAACTTTAATTAAGTTTTTCCCTGAAATACTTGATTCAGAGATATCTTTAACCGATATTTTAACAAAGGGTGAGTTATTGTTAAAAGAACAACAAAAAAATGTTGTTTTAGGAAATCTACTCAGTGGAAAAACCAAAGAAGGTATCATGGGTGATGATTTTTTTAAAATCAATAAAAAACTCGTAGATTTGTCAGAACCTTTAATTGACGAAGAGGGTAAAGAAATGGTTAGGGAATATTACTCTGAATCGATGGATCCCGATGGGAGAGGACATAGAAACCTAATTAGAATGATGATGGATGACGGGTTCTTCAAATACCTACCAAAAGGTGATGACTCTTGGGTTAATTTTTTAAAACCATTTTTAAAATTATCAAGAAAAGAAAAAACAAAATTTAGAAACAAAAAGTAAAAAAAGTAAAAACAAAAACAAGATGAGAGATCAAGATGTAACAAAAGTTGAATTCCTATTAATGTGTAATGATAACATTGTAGTACAACGTTTTTTTAACGTTAAAGGATTTAACAAAAACGCCCACAAATCTGAGGATTTTTATGACCATATGAGTATGGTATGTCGTAAATTAGAATATGATTTGAAAATGCGATCAGTGGTCTATATGTTAGACAACAAATATGAAATTTCTGAGAATCCAGAAATTTTAAATACGTCAATTACTGACGGTGATGAAAATTTTAACCTTTATATTAAGGTTGGAGACCTGACAATTTGTCAGAGAAGGTTTGATGCTAAAGTGTATCCACCAAAGGTAAGATATACCGTAGACCTACGCCCAAAGCTAAAAGGTATACTAAACGACCTGACTGACATTTTTTCAGGCAAAAATTTTAATTATTTTTACCCTGAATTTATCCAAAACTAATAGTATTTATCTTTACTAACAGAAGGAAAATTATGGCGACAAACAAAAATTTTGAGTATCTAGGAAACACATTCCAATTACAATTACTTAATCAAATTATCTTAGATAAAGATTTTTCACATTCAATCATTGATGTGATTGAAAACAATTATTTTGAAAATAAATACTTTAAAATAATTACCCAAATGATCAGAGAGTATTATACAAAATATGATCACACACCATCATTTGAGACATTAGAACAGATTACTAAATCTGAACTACAACAAGAGATTGCATCCAAGATAGTATTGGATACAATTAAGAAAATTAAGGACGCACCTATTGATGGTGTAGCTTTTGTACAGGAAAAGGCGTTAAAGTTCTGTAAACAACAGGAACTTCAAAAGGTTATGACCAAAGCTCAAAAAATCATTGATGGTGGTGAATTTGAGAACTATGATGCCCTTGAGGAAATGGTTAGAGGAGCTTTACAAGTAGGAGCTAAAGACACAAGTTCAATGGATGTCTTCTCCAACATTGATCAGGTCCTTGATGACGACTACAGACACCCAATTCCAATGGGAATACCTGGAATTGATAGACTACTTAAAGGTGGTTTGGCTAAAGGTGAGATTGGGGTTATATTAGCACCAACGGGTGTGGGTAAATCTACAATCTTAACTAAAATTGCTAACCACGCATTTAACTTAGGAAATAACGTACTTCAGATCTTTTTTGAGGACAACCCAAAGGTAATACAAAGAAAACATTATACACTTTGGACTAAGATTCATCCTGATGAATTGTCAGAAAAAAGAGACGAAGTTATCAAAAAGGTTAAAGATATTGAGGAATCTATGCCAAATAAGTTAATTATGAATAAGTTACCATCTGATACGGTAACCATGTCACAAATTAAGAATCAAATCAGAAAGATGGTTGCTGATGGTAATAAGATTGATATGGTATTACTTGATTACATTGACTGTGTTGTTCCTGATAAGAATTTAGGTGATGAATGGAAGAGTGAAGGATCTGTAATGAGAGCATTTGAAGCTATGTGTCACGAAATGGATTTAGTTGGATGGACTGCAACACAAGGTAATAGAAGTTCTATTTCTTCTGAGGTTGTAACAACTGATCAAATGGGTGGATCAATTAAAAAGGCACAAGTTGGTCACGTTATTATTACGGTTGCAAAAACACTTCAACAGAAAGAAATGAAATTAGCAACAATAGCAATTACAAAATCAAGGGTTGGTGATGACGGAGTTGTATTTGAGAATTGTAAATTTGATAATGCGATGCTAGACATTGACACCGATAGTTCTATGACTTTCTTAGGGTTGGAAGAACAAAAAGAAGAAAAACAACGATTAAGAGTCAAAGAGTTGTTAGAAAAAAGACAACAAAGACAAAACGAAACAAAAACTAATTAATTTTAAGAAAAAAATGGAAAAAATATTAAAGGAAAACCCTAACAGGTTTGTTATCTTCCCGATTGAACACAATGACATATGGGAATACTACAAAATGCATCAGGCGGCGTTTTGGACGGCTGAAGAAGTAGATTTAACGAATGATATTCGCGATTGGGAAAAATTAACAGATAATGAAAAGTTTTTTGTTAAGAATGTATTATCATTTTTCGCAGCTTCTGATGGGATTGTAAATGAAAATTTGGCGGAGAACTTCTATCGTGAAGTACAATATCCTGAGGCTAAGTTTTTCTACGGTTTTCAGTTGGCGATGGAGAATATTCACTCATTAATGTATTCGTTATTGATTGATACTTACATTAGTAATCCAAAAGAAAAAGATGAGTGTTTTAATGCAATTGAGAACTTACCAGCAGTTAAGAAAAAAGCGACATGGGCTCTTGATTGGATTGATAATTCATCATTCCAAGAAAGATTAATTGCGTTTGCTGCGGTTGAAGGTATATTCTTTTCAGGATCATTCTGTTCAATATTTTGGATGAAATCAAGAGGAATAATGCAAGGTTTGTGTAATGCAAATACACTTATTTTTAAAGATGAAAACTTACATTGTGATTTTGCAATTCACTTATTGAACAACCATTGTGAGGAAAAACCATCTGAAAAAAGAATTAAGGAGATTTTGTTATCGGCTTTAGAAATTGAAAAAGAATTCATTACTGAGTCATTACCTGTTTCATTGATTGGAATGAACTCAAACCTGATGAAACAATATTTGGAGTTTGTTGTTGATGGTCTTTTAGTTAAATTTGGTTGTAGTAAAGAATTTAATGTTGAACAACCATTTAAATTCATGGAACAAATTGCAGTTGAAACAAAAGGTAATTTCTTTGAATCAAGAACAATGGAATACCAAAAAGCAAAATTGAACGAAACGATTACGTTTGAAGAAGATTTTTAAATATTAAAAAATTATGATGTCACTTAAAATATTAAAACGAGATGGGGAGAATGTAACGTTTAATCCACAAAAAATTTACAATCGTGTTAAACGATCAGCAAAAGGTTTGAATGTTAATTCAGACGAGATTTTCATTAAGGTTATTACCTCAGTACCAACTGAGGGTGTAATAACAACAAAAGAATTAGATAAATTAATTTACGAGATTGCAGCATCTTACACTGGTAGTCACCACGATTACTCAAGATTGGCATCTTCAGTTGCGATTTCGTCATACCATAAAGAAACCAATCCAAGTTTTTCAGAAACTATGAATTTGTTATTTGGTGATGGTATCATCAATGAAAAATTGATTGAGACAATTAAAGAATATGGTGAGGATAGTATTGATGAGGTAATTAATCACGATAATGATTATAATTTTGATTACTTTGCTTGGAGATCTTTACAAGAAATGTACTTGTTAAAAAGACCTAATGGTGTTGTAGTTGAAAGACCACAACATATGTATATGAGGGTTGCATTATGGGTTACAGATAACTTTGTGGAGGCGGTTGAGTACTACAAATCATTATCAAATCAACTTATATCTAAGGCAACACCAATTATGATTAATGCGGGCACAAAGGTACCTCAATTAGCATCTTGCGTTTTACACTATAATAATTCAGATTCAAGAAGTGGATTGTTAAATACATTAACGGATATATCAACTTATTCTTCAGACGCTGCAGGAATTGGACTATCAATGTCTAACATTAGAAGTAAAGAAAGTAGAATATCAAGTTCAGGTGGTTATGCGGGTGGTTTATTAAAATACCTTAAAATAGTTAATGAATCTTTACGTTTCTTTAACCAACAAGGTCGTAGACCAGGGTCGGCAGCAATTTATCTTGAACCTTGGCATAAAGATATTTTTGATTTATTGGAAATTAAAAAGAACACAGGTGCTGAAGAATTGAGAGCTAGAGATTTGTTTACGGCACTTTGGATCCCTGATAATTTCATGAGAGCGGTAAAAGACAATACTGAATGGTATTTATTCTGTCCTAACGATATTATCACTGCAGGTATCAAACCATTACAAGAATCATTTGGTGATGAGTATGAAGAAAATTACAATAAAGCGGTTTCTTTAGGGTTGGGTAAAAAAGTTAAAGCACAAGACATTTGGTCTAAAATTATTGAATCACAAGTTGAAAGTGGTATCCCTTATTTATGTTCTAAAGATAGTGCAAACAGAAAGACTAACCACCAAAACATCGGTGTGATCAAACAATCTAATCTTTGTAATGAGATTTATCAGTACACAGATGAGGAAACAACGGCTATCTGTACATTATCTTCAATAGTACTTAAAAACTTTATCACTAATGGTAAATTTGATTTCCAATTGTTGTTTAATGAAGTAAGAAAAGTAGTTAGAACTTTAAATAAAGTTGTAAATATTAATAATTACTCAACACAAAAAGGATTAAAAGGTGGTTTAGAACAACGTGCAATTGCTATCGGAACACAAGGTTTGGCTGACGTATTTTACTTACTTGACTTAATCTTTACAGACGAAGAGGCAAAAATCTTGAACAAACAAATTTTTGAAACCATATATTACGGGGCGGTATACGAAAGTAATGAGTTATGTAAAAATGGTAAACACGAACCATACAAACACTTCAAGGGATCACCTATGTCTAAAGGTATTTTCCAATTTGATATGTGGGATTTGAATGAAAATGATTTGTCAGGATATTGGGATTGGAATAAATTAAAAGAAGATGTTAAAGAGTATGGGGTATGTAACTCATTATTCACGGCACAAATGCCTGTTGCATCTTCCGCTAAAATTACGGGATCATTTGAAATGACTGAACCGGCTCACTCAGCATTGTTTAACAGAAGAGTTGTTGGTGGTGAAATTATGATTGTGAATAAATACTTAATTGCGGACTTTGAGAAAATTGGTATATGGTCTGAAGATTTGAAAAATGAAATTATTATGAATGAGGGTTCAATCCAAAACATTAATTTCAATAACTACTTAGATCCTGAAGACAAACATTATAATAAGAAAGTTAAAAGAATTGAGCATTTAATCCCTAAGTATAAAACTATTTGGGAGATCTCACAAAAAGAACTTATCAACATGGCGGCAGACAGAGCACCATTTATTGATCAATCACAATCAATGAATATCTATATGTCAAATCCAACATTGTCAAAGATTACTTCATCACACTTCCACTCTTGGGAGAAAGGTTTGAAAACACTTTGTTACTACGTTAGAACAAAGGCAATTTCAACAGGAGCGAAACACTTAGCATTGGACATGACAAAAAGAGAACCAATTAAAAAAGTAGAAACACCTAAAGTAGATTTTTCAAATATGAATTTACCACAAAAACCTGATAGTTCAGAGTTTGAATGTTTTGGATGTTCATCTTAGTATGAATCTTATATTACAATGGGAAATCACGGCTTAGGTCGTGATTTTTTATTTTATATGTATTTATTCAAAACACATAGATACTATATTTATAAGATATGGCAAATGGAATTACATATGGGGTAAATTTTCCTTTTAGGGAATCTTACGTTGGTAAATATTTAGATGTTTCTGATACAACTGAAGAGGAAGTAAGAAGTAATTTAATTCATTTATTATTAACTAAAAAAGGATATAGATATTATCTTCCTGATTTTGGAACAAGATTGTATGAATATATTTTTGAACCTCTTGATGGGCCTACATTTAGTGAAATTGAAGGCGAAATTAGGGATTCTGTTGAAAAATATATGCCTGGTGTACAGATAACAAATATTTCAATAACCGACGCTTCTTTAGGTGAAGAAGATAAGGGTACTTTTATTAATCCTGACGGAGAAAGAGAATTTAAAGTACAAGGTATAAGTGAAAAAGAACATACCGCAAAAATTAAAATAGACTATAAGGTCACAAATCAAGCCTTTGAAAGTAGTGATTTTGTTATTATCAATATTTAATAGTATATGGCTGAGAAAAAAATATC